TTCATTTATGTTATACTTTCTTGGGTCAGTTTTTACTAAAGATATTTGTGGGTCTAATTCATCATCAGGTACAGGAACTTTCTCTAAAGAAATAGATATTTCGTAATCAGAATTTAAAGTTATAGTTGTTTCTAATGTTTCACCCGAATTTGCCTCTAATACTTTTGGTTGATTACTATCATTGGTTATTACCATACCACTAATTCTATATAGAGTAGTATCAGCTGACCTTATTAAATATTTTGTACCTTTTACATCTTCATACTCAGATTCTCCCGTTGTTGGAAAAAATTCTGCTGAAGATTTTGAGTTTTTAACAACACTAACAGGTGCTCCTTCAACATCACCTATTAAGAATTTGATTTTATTTTTTTCAGTTCCTACACCAACTTCACCTATTGTTAGGTTAAATGATAAAGTACTTGATGTTGTATTTTTAATAGATACTGGAAGTTGTTCTTCACCATTTACAAATTTTCTAAGTACAATATCTTTAGTAGATATTCCCAATGGTGTATCACTAACTTTTATGTTTTTTATAAGTGGTAAATCATCATCTACCATTGTAACTATATAATACTCATCACACTTATATCCCGTCTTAGCTATTTTTATAAGTTTATCTTCAGTTGCTAATGATTCTCTTGATATCCTAACACTTTTATTTGTAGGAACAGGAACATTATTTACCGAAGTTGTAAATCCACTTTCGTTTGATGTTATTGTAAAAACAAAAGTATTAGTTGTAGTTGGGGTTGCTACACTTCCACCAGAGGATGAACCACCACCACCTCCGCCGCCTCCAGCATCAATGAAAACATCTTCACCACCAGGAATACCACCACCACCAAAATTTTCATTTTGATTTTGGTTATCATATCCCTCTTGCTCGTCAAATCCTTTTACTTTTACTGGCATTGTTATAGTGTTCTTGGTTTTTGTTTAGTATAATCTTCTAATGGTAATCTTGAAATATCTTTATTTCTAAATATATTTATAAATCTATCTTTCTTTACACTCTTAATTGGGTTTGGTAATTTGAAATCAGGAATAGGAAGTTCTATTGGAACTTCTTTTTTAATTGCTATATCTAATTTCTTTTTCTCTTCTTCAACTTTTGGTTTTTCTTTTGTTACAGTTACTTGAGGAACCTTAGCGTTAATTATAACATCCGATTCTCTACTTTGAATTACTGTACTTACTTTATCTATACTAGCATCAAACTCTCTATCAATTACAGTTTCGGTTTGAATAGCTCTCTTAGGTAGATACAATTCAACCAACTCTACAATGATTCTCTGAGATACTTTGTAAACATCTTCTTTTGAGAATTGTAATGATGGCTTGGTCTTTTTTGGTTTACCATAGTTTACATTTGTAATCGATGATTCTCTATTTGAAAATTCATTATAAACTGCTTTTCTAAAATCGTTATATATTTTAGTTACCAATGTTTCAAATCCACCTATACCAAATTCCGATACAAAATTGTTGTACCATTTTTCAGTATATGTTTTTTTGATAAAGAAACTAACCTCTTCAGGTTTTACCATTTCTACAAAATTAGCAACATATGGAATAACATCATCTCTAAAGTTACCACCCTTTTGTAATACGTTATATCTAGCTAATAAATCAGTTTTTTTAGATACTTCATTTTTAATTGGTAATAATCTTACTTCAGTTCTTGATGGTGATATTTCTTGAATCCATAATTTCTCATTTGGATTATCATACCCAACTCTTTTGTTAAGAAGTGTAATTTCAGTTTTAAAAATACCATTGTTATACCCAGCTTCTCTAATCAATCTTTCCGCATCAATAAAATATTCATTTGGAAATTGAAACGCTTGAAGTTTAGTACCATCTGCTATTAAAAAATAATCTTTTATATTTTGTGAATTTAATGGTACATATCTAACTAACTTACCATCATCACCTTGAGGTAATTGATTATCATTGGCATCATAAACAATAAACTCAATCATATCTGAATCGGAAAATCCGAAAAATGATTGTAGGGTTCCTTCTTCGAAAATCTCTCTATCTTTAGTAGAAATTCGATACCCTTTATTATCTATTATTTCTTTAAATGTTTTAATTGCCATTATTAACCTCTATTTTTTCTTAAATTAGTTGTAAGTTTTACTTCATCAGTCGAACCATCAGCAAATGTAACTTTAACAATCAATGCCAATCCTTTATAGTTTGTAGCTTTTCCTCTCCAACCAATTGTTCTTCTTCTTGGTTTTAATCCTTTTTTCTTAGATGTACCAATTACTTTATTATCAAATTCAGTTTCATATGTTGCTGAACTTTCCGTATCTATTGATGTTGGTCCTGATTTAACTTTAAACCATTTTGGTTCTCCATCAAATTCAAATGCAACATTAGTTATTTTGTTATCAGTAGTAATATTACTTACTTCTAATGTAACAGTCATATCACGACTACCAGCATCTTTAGCACTACACTTAGCATATAAATCTTCAGTTTGTTGAGATGCATCCCCATTACCATTATTTACCTTAACAGTAAATCCATTGTTAGCACCACTCTTAGCACCTTCACCAGTTTTAGCAGATAATCCAAATAATTGTTCTCTTAATGATTCATTCTCTTGCAACAATGCTTCAACTCTAGCAGTTAATGATACTCTTTGAATTGCTTCATTAATTGAGTTCTGAATTGCGTTTTGTAAATCAATTGTTGTTTCACCGATTTGTACATTTGCTATATCAGATTGTTCTCTAGCTATATCAGCTTTTAACTTTTCATTATCAACTTCAATTCTTAGTACTTCTACTATACTTTCCAATTCAGCTATGATACTATTTAAATCATTGATTGTAAGATTAGCTTGTTCTAATTGTTTTGTTAAATCATCAATTCTAGCTAATGCCTCATTATATGTTGAACGAAGAACTGTATCAGGTAAATCAGGTGCTAAATTTGGTAAGAGTTCAAATATATCAGTATCAATTGATTTCTTTAACTCCTTTGTGTTATATTTAGGTCTTATTAATTTACCACTAATAATACCATCAGATAAATCGGATTCTTGAAAAAGACGTATCCCGTTTTGGTTAGGTGCTTGTATAGCATCTGAACCACTAACAAAGATTTTTGCAACTTGTGCTTCGTTTTTTAATCCGCTGTTTTTCATTCGTTTTATGAAATTAAACTAAATGTGTAATCATTATCAAAGAAATAATCAACTCCACCAATAGTAATTTTAAATTCTATATTGTACACTCTATCAACTTCCCAATTGGATAAATTCAAATTGAAATAGTTACCATCAGAATCACAACTTAATTTTGTATAATTACTAAATGGAACAACCACTTCACCAGAATGATAATCACATATTTGGTAATATGATGTTGTTGGTAAGAATTTACTTATACCATATTGTGCCGTAGATGAAAATGTTTTTGTTGGATATAAATCTCTACCAACTACTCTCAACTTAGGGGTTGTATTTACTTTGTATTCTTTTTTGAAATTCCTAATTCCAACTTTTATTTCTTCTGATGTTAATTCAGTTAATGAACCTGTTGAAAATGTTACATCATCCCAACCTATTCTAACTTTTGGCTGATGTATTGTATTTGTTTCTTTACTAAAGAATTTTAAAATACCATAATCATTTGAATCTTCTTCAATGGAGTTTTTGTGTTTAACTATCAATCCTTCGTTTTGGATTGAACCACTTAACCAACTTTGAAAAATTGTAGTAATATCTGCTTTGATATCTTCTGTTTTATAAACAAAGTTTTGGGAACCACTAAGGTTAGAATACCAAACTCCACCCTTACCAGCAAATGAACCAGTTGAATTTGTAGCAAATACTGGAATTCCACCTACAATGTTGTTTACCCATCTAAGTGATGAATCACCTTCTCTATAATTCCAAGTTACACCAGCGGTTTCTATTTCATCAAATCGAGTACCTTTACCCATTTCCCAACTTTGAGATATTGGATGAATATCAATATTGAACTCTAAAGGTATTTCTTCAGATTCAGTTTCTTTCATTATAAGTTTTGCTTCTTCAAAACCTACACTACCAGCTGATAGTGATGATGAGAAGTTCGTTACATCGAATTTAAGAAGTGCTCTGGATACATCTTTGATATTACCATAGTAAACCTTACTAACCTCTAATACCTCATCTAAACCAGCGTTTTGGTCGGGTTGTTGTAAGTACACCGATGCATCTTTTGATGCTGTTAAAAAATAGTATGCCATTATCTTGCCCTCCCTTTTATATCCGAATCTGGAAATTTAATTTCGAAAACCGATGGGTCTAAAGATGGATATAAAATCTTATCTTTAATCGCCGCTTCTATATTGTATGAGTTGTTTGCATATTGCCCACCACACTTATTTATAATTTTTAATTTTGGTACTGAACTAACTCCATCAACATTTGCTATAATTAATTCCAATTCAGAAATATTAATAGTATTATTAAATGTAAAGTTATCAACATTAAAATATTCTTTTAATTCAGATATACAATCGGATAATACTTCACTCTTATTGTAATTTTTTAGAGTAATTATTTCAAACTCAAGTCCGATATTAATAATAAACCCATCATTGATGTTTATACCATCAGTTAGAATTTTGTATTCTGAAAGATATGTTTTTAAATTTTCTTTTATTGCTCTATTAAGGAGTGATAATTTTTTATCAGAATCATATCCTAATAAATAAAGATTAATAGCAAACGGATTATTCTTTTCATTCTCATTAGAAGTTTTTCCTAATAAGAATTTTTGAAGTTCATCTTTAATTGCTTTTCTATCTGGTTCCTCCTCTTCGGGTTTGTTTACAAATGATTCTACCAAATCAGTAAACTCATTAAGAACGTTAGGTGAAGCTAAAATAGAAGATGGTGAATTGTTATCCAATGTACCATCTGCCGTAGCGTATGCTTTTGCAATCGAACCAAACTTAGTTGGCATCGATAATGCTCTTACTTGATAATCCTTAGCAGTTACTGCTCTATTTTGTGAACCAAAGTTAGCCAAAGCATTTTGTCTAATCTCTTCCATCGTATCACCACCCTTACCACCAGTTGCAGGAACTTCATTATCTACTGCTATTGAAGATTTAGCTGCATTGTATAAACCTAATTGAGTTGATGTAAATTTTGTTAAATCTTCTTCATATTCAGCTCCATTGATTTGAGTAATCGTACCTTTTTTTACATTTGATTCTACACCACCACCAACTAAATACTTTACAGTCATAGTTGTATTAGATGGAGATGTTCCATATGTTTTAGTTTTCAAAAAGTTTGTTGGGTCAAATGATTCTTCTAATTTAGAAATAGAATTAGGTAATCCTAATCCAACATTTTTAAATGAAGGAATAATTGTTTCTTCACTAACTGTTGGGTCTCCTGCTCCAAACTGAATAGTTGTTGTACTATTTGGATTTACTTGTTTAACAAATCTACGAGATGTTTTAAGTGTATTTAAAATATATGGAGTTGTTGATTTAAATTGAAATAAATCAGGATCATTATTTTCAGTATTTGGATAATCAACAAATACTAACTCTTGAGCTAAGTAGGGTACTTCATAGAATTTATTTCCGTTTGAATCCCTTACATCATAGATATCAATAACATTCGTATCTCCTAAATCTATACTTTGAAATTCTTCATATGCCCCAAATGTTACTTCTTCAGTCTTTACCTCTGCTGAAATAGCTTGTACTAATTTTTTTATTAAATAAAATGTTACTTCACCACTTACACCATCTCTTTGATATATAGAAATTTCTCTATCCAATTCATCATTAAAATCTACTACATCTTGTGTAACAAATTGTACACCATTAGAGGATTCAACTCTCATTCCCTCTTTTATTCTTAAAAGATATGTTTCATCATAAGTATTATCTGCACCACTTCCTATTGAAGGAACTAATTGATAAACTGAAAGAGTTGTTACCGCAGGTGAGGTTACCTTCGGTTTATACCCTAAATATTGTGAAAGTGCTATCACATTCTCAATATCATCAGCATGAGTCATTAATGATTCCTTTAAGGTATCATCTACATAATATGAAAGTGAATCACCTACATACGATGCCATTTCTATGAACATCATACCCGGTGATGATTCATTAAAATCTGAATATGTTTGTGGGAAATAAGTTTTAGCAAACTCAATTAGATTTCCTCTAAATTGAGAAAAATCTTTATTAAGGTACTTTATATCTTTACCCTTATTTTTAAAGTTCTTTGATGTTTTTGTTATTGCCATATCTTATTATCCCTGTACTGTAAATGTTAGAGTTTCTAAATTAATATCCTCTCCTATTCTGAATTTAATTGAAACATTTAATTTATTGTTATCTCTCAATTCATCAGTTGATTCAATATCAATCTCGTCTGCCGTAACATAAGGTAACCATTGTTCTAAACTTTCGTTTATAGTATCTTCTATTCTACCTTCTAAATCATCTACGTTTTGTTCAAACAATAATGATTGTAACCCACTACCAAATTCGGGTTGTATAATACGTTCCCCCTTTTTAGTAAGTAGAAGATTTTTAATATTTGATTTAACTTGGTCTTTGGTTAGAAATGCTTGCTCGAATGTATTCTCACCAAA